ACCAAATGCAGCATTGTAATTACCTGTTGTATTACCTAATGATGAATTCATACCAACTGATGTATTTTCTGTACCTGTGGTATTTGCTGTTAAAGCAGAGTAACCCATCGCCGTATTGTTAGAAGCAGTGGTATTATCGTCTAAAGCATACGCGCCTATAGCGACATTACTGCTCCCTGTTGTGTTGTCTTGGAAAGCTCTAAAGCCACTGGCAGTGTTGTTTCCTCCGGTTGTATTGCCATAGGCCGCAAATGTTCCAGATGCTGTGTTACCTGCACCCGTGGTGTTTACTCGTAAAGCACTTGTACCTAATGCAGTATTATTAGATGCTGTAGTATTTAATAACAAAGCAGCCTCACCCACAGCAACATTATCTGCTCCTGTTGTATTAGCACCTAAAGCACTAGAACCTACGGCTGTATTTCCATCTGCTGTAGTGTTTGCATCTAGGGCTAAATTACCTATAGCTGTATTATCAGCACCTGTACTGTTGCCATTCAATGCTGAATGACCTAAAGCCGTGTTGTTAGATGCAGTTGTGTTAGATCCTAACGCAGCTTGTCCAACGGCAACGTTAGAAGCCCCTGTGGTATTTGCCGCTAACGAGTTGTCTCCAACAGCGACATTGAGGGTGCCGTCTTGGCTAACACCTAAAGAGTTGTACCCAATCGCTGTGTTGTAGCTGCCTGTAGTTAGCGCATCACCTGCGGTACTACCGATCAGCGTATTACGGATACCCGTAGTTAAGAAAACCCCAGAGATATATCCTACTGCCGTGTTGTTTCCGTCAGCACCCGCATTCAGGGTCTTGAGAGATTGGTAGCCTACAGCGGTATTTGCCCCATTAGCGTCTTCTGTAGCTAACGCTTGGTAACCAACAGCCACGTTTGCATCACCAGTAGTAATCGCAGTACCTGCTTCATCACCTACAACAGTATTGTAGTTACCACCGCTTGCAATCGCATCACCTGCGTTGACACCTAAGCGTAAGTTAGAGGTTCCTGCGGTAGCTGTGATTAAGTCTGCTCCTGCTGCAAGAGTTACATCGGCTGCAAAGTTTGCTGCACCGTCTACATCAATTGCATCTAAGTTTGAAGTACCATCTACATCTAGATCGCCATTAAAATCTACATTACCAGCTACTGTTAAAGTTGTAGCCATATCTACAGCACCATCAATGTCTACGACATCTAGGTTAGCGGTTCCATCAACGTCTATGTCGCCTGAAATGTCCAGAGAAGCTACTACAGCCGTACCTGTAAGCGTAGGTGCAGTTAGTGATTTATTCGTAAGAGTCTGTGAGCCAGTAAGCGTTGCTACTGTACTATCAATAGCAAAGGTTACAGCGTTACCAGAGCCACTGGTGTCAATACCAGTACCACCAGTAAACGTCAAAGTCTCTGAATCTAAGTCTATGCTCAGTGCGCCACCAGAGTCTGCTTGAAAGTCTAAATCTTCAGCAGTAATTTGTGCATCTACATAAGCCTTAATAGACTGTTGAGAAGCAATACCTGTAGCACTGTTAGAAGACATATCATCTTCATCAAGGAATGCTTTACCGTCTAGGATGTTTAGCTCTGCTGCTGTAGACGTAACGCCATCAAGGATATTTAGTTCTGCTGTGGTGCTAGTCACACCATCAAGGATATTTAATTCAGCGGCTGTGCTTGTAACGCCATCAAGGATATTTAGTTCTGCGGTAGTTGACGTTACGCCGTCCATTATGTTTAGTTCAGCAGCAGTTGCTGATATAGCAGTACCGTTAAAATTAATAGCATCTAAATATGCAGTGCCATCAATATAAATATCTTTCCATTCTTGTGAAGAACTTCCTAAGTCATAAGTGTTATCAGTGTTAGGAATAATATTTGAGTTGACATCAGCGCCAAATACAACATTGTCTGTTGCAGCGTCACCCATTGTAAGAGTACCGCCATTGAAAGTTGTTGTACCTGTTACTACTAAGTTACCGCCTACATCTAAGTTACCTGAAATGTCTACAGCACCATTAATATCAATAGTAGTAGCATTAAGTTCAATCTCATCAGTAGCTGCAATGTCTAAAGTTGTACCATTAGGAGCATTAATGTACTGTGTAGTATCATTAAAGAATAAACCTCTTGCACCATTTAAAAGCAAGCCAGCATCTGCAAGGTGCGTAAGAGTTACATCTTGATCATCGCCAAAAGCGATAAGAGCGCCATCAGCAAGAAAAAGATCGCTAAACTCTAACGACACTGTACCTAGAGAAGCACCATCGCTTGCATCAGGTACAAAAGCTGTAGTAGCTGTAATAGTAGTTGCTTGTAAAGTGCTAGAGCCTGTAATAGCTCCGGTAACGCCTAATGTACTGGATAGTGTAGTAGCGCCTGTAACTCCTAAAGTACCTCCAACAGTAGCGTTACTAGAAAGTGTAGTAACTCCGGTAACTCCTAAAGTTCCAGCAACCGTGGCGTTGACATCGACATCCAGAGTATCGACATGAGCTGTTCCATCCAAGAATAAATCTTTGAACTCCAATGAGGATGTCCCAAGATCAATATCATTGTCAGTAACAGGAACAATAGCCCCATCTTGAATCCTAATTTGCTCAACAGCTGACCCACTAACTTCAACGAATACTCCCCATCTGTTATTTGTAGCGTCTACTACAATTTTATTATTAAAATCTAAATCACCAATCTGTGTAATGCTGCCGCCTTGTCCAGCACTTCCATCGTGCCTGTGTCCAGTAGAGCTGGCACTGCTTGCAGAGTATGTAAAAGCATTTACTACTTGGTTAAATTCATTATTAAATAGAGCCGCTGTAATTGTGTCGCCATCAGCAAACGAACTTTGTCTTGTATAATTCTGAGCCATTAATTTATCTCCTGCCTGAAGGCATGTAATCTATGTAAATACCGTTTACAGCGTATGATGCTTTTTGATCCTCACTAAAAATTCTAAAGCTACATGTATTGCCAGAGCCTTCTAAAGTAATTCTTTCCATAGGGTCAGTAGTTGCTCCAAAGGTTACCGCGTTAAAAGTAGAAGTTCCAAAGATAGCAGGTAGAGCAATTGTAGAAATACTACGCGCTTCTGGCTGCGGTACTGCTGGATCTTCATAGTCATACCTAACTCTAAAGGAGGGTAATACTTCTCCTTCAGGACTAAAAGAAACTCTAGCGTATTTTAAAGTTTTTCTTGTTCCTACATCACCAAAATCAAAATTAGGTGTTTCATACATAGCAGAAATATCTACTAATGTACCAGCATTATAAAAAGAATTACCACTTGTATGGTTATAAACGTAACCGTCTTTATCGCCGTGATATATTCTTTCTACGTTGTCTGAATCTAAATCAGAAGCTAATCCTAGTGCTTGAATACCTAATGTCTCTGACCACGCAAAACCGTTAGATGTTAAAGTTCCTATAATACCTTTAGCTGTATTAGGGCTTGCTCCTGATGTACTGTAAAATAATCTATACTGAGACTTGCTTCTTAAAACTGCACTTGTAATAATATTAGCAGAGTTTACTGATATTTCTTTAATAAGGTCTTGTATTTGTCTACTTACAGAACTTAACTCAACGTCACCAATTCTAGCAGTACCTGCGATAGTACGCACACCATCTGGAGCTAAAAATAAAATATCTCCACCAATTTCTTGAATGCTTCCATGAGATAAACAACCCACGTTAGTTGTAATAGGCGTTACTGCAACAGTGCTAGAATTATTTATGTTAGAAAGTTTTTGTATGCTGTTACTACCAAAAATAATTAAGTCACCACGAAAGCTTGCTAGTCCTACAACAGCATCAGAAATTACTACGCTGCCTGATCCTGTACTGCTAAAGCTATCAATGTTATTTGTACCGCTATAGTACACAGTATTTTTAGAGGACGCATCACCAGCAACTACAAGATGTTTATCATGTATAACTGCTATTGCGGGGCCTACAGTACCGCTTACTGTTATTTCTTTAGCAAAAAAAGTACGTGTCTCTAAACCGCCAGTACCTGTCATTTGAAATAAAAACGGCTCGTTGACTCCATCACAGATTACAATTTCTCCGTAATCTGAAGTACCTTCATAGACTGCAAAGGTGCAACGACCTTGGCTGGTTCTAGCAGCAACTGAACGACCTGTAAAGGTACTATAGTTATCACCGCTAGAATGTACAGAAGCTTTGTTAAGCTGTAGCCAAGCATTTTCACCATCTACACTAAAAAATATACCAGTCCCTGAACAAACAATAACACCGTCAGCGTATACTGCCATTCCTAAAATAACTTCACCGCCATTAGGCCGCGTGTCTCCAAATAAAGAATAGCCATCAATACGCCTATAGCCACCGTCAGGATCTACTTCAAAATTACGAAGCTTAGTGGCCTGTCCGGGCTGCGCCAACATTTCTAGTTGGTTTAGGTTGACGTTTAGTCCACCCTTGCAAGAATATCCCCAAGGCTGTGACATCAGATAAATCTCATTCTATCGTCTTTAAAATATCCGGGCGTAGGTTCCATAAGATGTAGCTTCATAAGCTTTAATCCTCTCTTATAGTCCTCTAAAGCAAATGCAGCAGCTTGACTATTTTCTTTAAACTGGTGCATAAAATACCTTGCTCTAGCCAGCAGTACAGACTTATAGGTATCAGGAAATACAATTGCATCTCCAAAAGCATCTAGCTGTGTAGGTAAGTCAAAAGCATAATACCAAATACGATATACTTTATCTGGAATAGGGCTTAAGCCAAATTTACGACTATCAGGACTACGTACAACCCTGCTAGGTACACCATACTGTTGAGTATCTGCATCATCTTGATTCTGAGAAATTCTAAAAAAATCTTTCCATTCTTCAGTAGTCGTGTATTTAATATTGCGGATAGTGTAAGGTGCTGTTTCGCCTGAAACGCCTACAGTAGTTAATAGAAAGTTATCCCAATCAATGTAGCCATAGTCAGTAGTAATGCTACTAGAAGCAGGTTTAAGCTCGTACCAACGTGTTCCTGCTAAAGTTTCTACGTACACATTACCGTACATAGGATCAGTCTCACCGCTTTCACCTGTAGATAAAAAAGGCCACTGAGGTTCTTCATTAACAATATCTAAGTAAGCTCTGTTAATACAGTCTTTAGCATGTTGCTGTACGCCGATAGCATTAGCAAACGTAGAAGAAGTTAAAGCAACTTCATTCAGTTCGCGTAGTAATTCATTTGTTAATTGAAGAAATGTAGTAGCCATTATTTTTTATGAACCTTTTGTATAGGAAAGTCCACTGCTTTACTTGCGCCTTTGTGTGGCTTAAAGCCGTCTTTAGGATCTTTCATGATTTTGTAAGACTTACCGCTTTTCATCCAATGATAACCTTCAGGTGCAGGTACTTTCATTTCATTGTATTCTTTTGAGTTTTGCTACCACACTTCTTTTCCATATCAGCAATAGAAGCATAGCCGCCTCTGTTGTACTTAATTTTACTACCTTCCATATACATTTTTCTTTTCATCTGCTTTTGCATCTTATCCACCATCATTAGTCTTGCTCCATGCTAAAAGTTTTAGAAGTTTCTCTAGCTATCTCTAATTCACTCTTATTACCAAAGATACGATCATAATTTTCCTGATACTTATCCTTATCAAAACCCTTACGAAAACGACTATCCTTAGATACAATCGCTTTCCTAAACATTACTGGCTTTTCATTATTACCTATCTGTGGCATCTTTAAATCCTTATAAAAGATTGGGGGGCTTTTACACCCCCCGTTCTTATTAGTCGATTCCGTAGAAAGCTGAAACCAGAGCGTCTGGTCGCAGTACTTTGGCACCGTATACGTGAAGACCACGCACGATATCACCAAAGCTATCCGGGTCACGAATTACTTCAGTGCTGGTAATCGTCTGAGCCGTAGCTGTAGAAGACATATGACCAGCAAGACATTGACCTGCAGCGTTAGAAGTTGCAGCAATGTTGTTAGTTTTGTACATGTCAAAACCACGAAGCTTACCAGAGCTTACCAAACCATTACGGATGGAACCCTGACCAGCGTTGTAGTCAACTGACAAGAGCTTAGAAGAACTTTGTACAAGTACTTCATAGAACTCAGGATTAGCCAAGAACCAACGACCTTCTTCAGGAACATTAGCTTCGTCAAGAAGACGGGCCATGTGAGAAAGAACGTCAATAGGGTCATGCTCGCCTGAAGCAAAACCGATGTCCAAGTTACCAGTACCGTCAAAAGTACCGCCAGCAAGGTCAGTTGCGCTATCAGAACCAAGGATGTGGTTCGGGCTTGCAGCAGAAACACCAGCGATCATAGTAGCAATTACGCCTTCGTCAAAAGCATCACGCAAAGCGTAAGCTGCTGAAGAGGTTGCTACATCGCGGAAGTTTACGTGCGACATGTTTGTTTCAATATCATCAACGATGAACTTGAATGCGTTAGCAGTATCAACTACCAAAGAAACTTCTTGGTCAGTCAATTTAGTCTGCGTTACATCTGCACCACGCTCATACTGATAAACAGTGATGACAGGTTCTTTGATGATTCGTACAGTGTCACCAAAGCCAGAAATCTCACCAGCGTAATCGGTATTCGTAATAGCTTCTGCTACTGACGACTTCCGAAAGAAGTTGAGTACTTGCTTGGAATATACTTTGGGTAGGAAAAACGAGTTAGTTTGTCCTGATACTGAGTTACCAAAGTTACCGTTGGTGTCTGTACTTTGCTCAAATAGAGCGTCTGATTGGTTATAAGCCATGTTATATTACTCCTAAGTAGAAAAGATTATCCTCTACGAACTCTTCCCTCTTCCATAGCAATTTTGATTTCATCTTCATGTCTATCAAATTGATCAAGGGACATTTTCGCTATTTCACTCTCTGTCCAGATCTTAGCTTCTTTAGCATCTACATTGGTTGTTTTAGTAGATACCATATCTGCTGCAGAACCACCTTGCGGCTGTCTGTTACCTGAACGTCTTTTGCGAGAACCTTGTCCTTTACCAGTTTCTAATTTATAAAGATCTAAAGCTTTAACAGCTAAAGTAACATCATTAGGATTATTGTAGATCCAATCTTGTAT